TTGCCCACCTCAATTTTAACTGATTATTGATATTGAAAACTCGTACTTTTAACTGATACAGATATTTAGGAAACCATAAATTTATTTGTCCAAGATTCTATCCATAATATTTCTTAGTTCTTGTCTGGTTGATTCTATTTTAGCAAGCAACGTTTTGATCAATGAGGGTGAAAAATCAACTGTGCGTGGATCGTTAGCTAACCACAGTTTAAGTAACCCACCAAGTCGACCAAGATCAGCATTTACTCGGCTAAGCTCTACAACCTGTTCAATATCTACAATAGACTCAACCTGATAACCCATTGCTACTTTACGAATGAAGCTCGCTACACTTAAGCCAGATGCTTCTGCATTTTCCTGGATTTGCGCTTTTTCATCTGGCAAACAATAAACTTTAATTGGTGTACTATTTTTTCTAGTCTGAGAAACGGTCATATCATTCTCCATACAGGCGGTAGCCGATCAGCCTCGCAGAGCAGGACTCCGTTGAGCAGCCCAGCTGCTAATAAGAGAAGGTAAAGTAGAAGCACCGTTTACGGTGGGCCTACTTTACATGTCCTGCCCTACATTTGCCGTTGTGAATCTGTGTACGTATTGTGTATTCCTGTGTACTCAGTGTGTTTTCCTAAAGCATTTGTGCAGGATTAGTAGTGTAAAAATGTGCAGCATATGTGTTTATTGGAAGGGAAATTATTTGAATGACCCTAAGAAATATTTTTATTCTCGCGGCTTGGGTTTTGGCGGCCTGCCACGTTTCCTTTGAAACCTATTTATCTCTTTCGCTATATCGTCATTTTCTGTCTTTGACTCAACAGATTTATCTATCCAATCCTTAACATCTTCTCTACGCCAGAGAAGACGTTTATTACCGGGAAGACGGCATCTTGGTGGAAGACATTTTGGATTTCGCGTTGCATCACTGCGGATACTTTTTACAGTTTTCTTTAATGCAAAAGCCAACTCTTCAACGGTTATAAGTTCTGGCATAACTGATTTCATCGAAGAACCCATCTCTCAGTAGAAATTTGAGGATTTTAGCGGCTAAAATTTTAGCCGCTAAAGTTTGCTAACCAACGTTATGAATTGAGAATAATTAAAACTTACTGGCAAAAAGAATAATGTCAACAGGATTTTTATTCATCGGATTTTTACTCCATATGAAATTGGTTTTATTGACCGATTTCTGAATGACACTAAGGTTTTAATAATTCCTTTAATCTTTTTGGTTATATAAAAGGTTAAAGATCAGGTTAGAGAGGTGTGGAAAAGCGATATATTCATTTGTATATTATGACAATTTTAAATTATATCCGTACCTCAAATGTCATGAAAGCGTACCTCATATGTCATAAAGGCGTACCTCATATGTCATATAATAAAAAATAAGCAAACAAGTTATACACAATATTATTCACAGAATCTGTGGATAAATACACAGATTATACATGATAAAATAGATTGTTTAGCTAAACTAAATAGCAATAAATAAAATGAAACAAAATGTAAATAACAGAGAGTTGTAGATAACTTATAAATTTGGTTAGCTAACCTTTATAAGAAACACTGTTTGTAAAAGATTCATTTCTGACAACGGATATATCGAAATTTAGTAAGTAAAATGCCACAGCTAAATCTTTTATATCATTTGTTTAGCTATACTATTTTTACTAAGGGTTATGTATATCTAAACTACAAAAACAGCAATGCAAAAGATAAACGGGTAACAATCGTAGAAAAGCTTTGTTGCTGAGGGGTTACCCTCATTGGAAACCGGCTTGAGATAAGTATCATATGAGGATATCAAATCCGACTGGTGAGGCCAGGTTTGATAATTTGAAGCGCTGGACGTAGCGTAGATGCCACAATAGAGGAGACAATAGTAAATTAAATTATAAGATAAATGCAGATTTTTGTTTCGCTATGAAGTTATCACTGAAGATAAAGTATTCTAAGATAGATGAATGTGAGGTTGCCATGACAACGATGAAAGCTAGACCCAGTTCTGTTGCGGATATTCTTTTAAATGAGTATTTGAAACCTTTAGCTATGTCTTCACGTGACTTAGCTAATTTGATGGGAGTACCTTATAGCAGAATTGACGATATATTACGACACTCTAAAAATATAAGTAATAGAGAGGGGGAATTACTTTCTAAAATCTTCAATACTGATAGCGATTTTTGGATAAAACTTCAAGAAAACTATATAAATCATACATGCAAATTCCATAAATAGTGCATAAACGCTAACTTAAGGCATATATTATTTGTACTACGCCGTTGTATTAAAGAGAGATATCAAGCAACAAAAATCAACTATAATAGGTAAAAAATCAGTATGAAGGAATTATCACAATCTGCACGATGGTTCTAATATAAATTTAGTAAAATAAAACATAAATCATTTCCGTATAAAAAGATGGCCAGGTCTTTATCATCGACCCAGCCAATTAGTAAAGGATTTTTCATTTCAAACTCATTAAACCTTAGGCATAAAACCTTAATGTTCAATATCTATTTGATTATCAATTTGAATAATGTTTTGAATCTCACTGTAAATATCAATGTTCTCATCTGGTACATCTATGCTAACCAATAAACTATATTTAACATTGTTAATATAGCGATCCTGCGCAGTACGATATTTCCACCATCCACCAACAGGATAGACAGCGATAGTATTCATCTCTGTTAAATCTGCAGCACTGCCTTTCCAAGCATCTGAGTGTAATGAACCTCTAACTCTGAGTTGAGGCCCCAGAAACCATCCTGACGCATCTCCTTCAGGTCCATTGTATTCTTCATTATTCGCATTACGGTTTATCGAAGCACGGAAATTTTCAAGGGTCTGATTAGGTCTAATAACTGCAAATCTCAATCCATGAGATTGATACGAATATTGTCGTCTGAATCCTTTTTGACTTGGATTAGGTTCAATAAAATACGACAATGTGATTCTTAAAATAACATTTGTTTCTGGTGGTAGTAAGCGAAGAGCTTCTACGGGCCAAGGGAGTGAAAACAGATGCATTTCATTCAATGTAGGATCAGTAGAACCATCTCTTTTAAATGGGGTGATTTCCGACTGAGATATTAATGTAAGTGCATTTTCCGCACTATGCATTGCTCGATTTAAATTAGGTACTCCATAACCAACCATCCTTAATAAGCTTTCTTTAGCCGATTTTGGTGTCCCCTGTGCACGTTCTGTTCTATATCGTTCGTGCATACGACTAGTCCATCTTGCTGTATGAACAAGTAATCCCCTAATAGTTTCAGGCCAATATTCTGGGTACTGAGCCATTAGCATAGCAGCATGTTTTGATACTAGAGCACAGGCTGCGCTAGTATCTGAATTAACTTCAAACAATTGATTTGTTGCCCTGCCAGAGGTTGTGAGCAAAGATAATTCAATTGTATTTGTGATTTCATCACGGCTAGGTGATATAAGTTTGTTTCCGCCTTCCTCTACTAAATCTGGCTTATATGGGGCATGCTTTTTCCATCCCCAGGATACCGATGACCGAGATGACGGTGCAATATCTTCTGACATAGCGAAAGGAGACCAACCATCATATTCGCGGTCTGTATGGGTTGTTTTATCAGTATACGCCCCTACAGTTAATGCATTCCAAGATTGAGCAGGATCTTCAATTTCAGCAAGAGTCACTGAATCCCAATAATCTAATTCTAAATTTGTAGGTTGAGAGTTACCCGCAGAAATTATAAATAATCTGCGGATATCATCCTCTAAACCAAAACTAAACTTGTCAATCTCTGCAGACCATGAGGACGGTTGGCCTCCAAGAGTATTAGGCTCTGCTGTCACAGCAAGCGAATAAACTCTGCGCCAGTTCGGGTTTTCCAGCTCCAGACGACTTGACGTTCCTGTAGTAATAGCTCCATAAAGATTAGGATCATTAGTAGCTCTTGGAGGTAGTATCCTTCCTGATTCGATATTGTACGGAATCGAAATGTCCTGATCGTTCAATAAAACAGACAGGAAATCTCCATAAACACATAGTCCTGCTTGTCTGGAACCGTGGTCATTATAAGGCCTTTGATTATAATCATCGAAAAGTGGCCAAGATATGTCCCAAGCAGCTGCCAGTGATGAGTTAGTAAATCTAGATAATAGTGGATTATTGTAGTTAACACCTGTATCTAATATACAAACAGAAACATCAGCTTCATTGTTACGCGTAATTCTTGCAGCAACATTTTCTGCCCACTGATGCTGTTCTGTAGGTAAGGAATTAACTATAACTGATATATCATCCCTCGCTGATCTTATCTCTTTTAAATTAGATATTAATTCAGGACAAACTTTTAATCTCGATAGACTCGTACGGATAAGAACAACAGTAGTATCGAAAAAATTAATAGAAGTATTCCCGAGCCTTCCATTAATTCTTTCGCATAAACGCCGAGCAATATTTAGCACATCCTCCTTATTACCCTTAAGCCAAAGCTCAAACCACTTTTCAACACCGTGATCATCCGGAATAAGATCTTTTTTATCTGTCCAGAAAGAAGTTATATCTGCTAACTCGATATTTTGTATGCTATCAATTAACAAATGATTTCTAGGGAACTCGATACCATCCTTCGATGGATTCAAATAGTCATTTATTTTTTTAGTGAATTTAGTTCTGTCATTTTCATTAATGTATATAATCGCAGTTTCACGATTATTTGATTTAACTAAAGAACAAAGCTTGAAATAAGTATTATCGATTTTATCTATAGGAAGATCGCATTGTTCAAAACTGATTAGCCTAACATAAATCCCTTTTTCATCAGTAACAGGGGGAAGCCTCGGTCTTTCATCATAATGATTCAATATACGGCTATACTGATTTAGTAATGATATACCATGTACCGCTCGATCACGAGCTGGGACTTGGGGACTACGACCATTGCTCCTAGAGCGATAGTTTTCGGGGGAAACATAGCCGTTTAATAAAATATGCCTCTTGTTGGTAGTCATTTCATCCCTTATTGTCTACTTTCTTGCCTACGCTTTATAGCCTTTACTAACAAATCGGTTGTAATATTGTTTGCATTATAAAGCACTGATTCTTTGGCAGCATCTTCACTTGCTCGCGTGATCTCCGCTGCACTTAGACCTGAAGCACTATCAATGATCTCACTCCAAAATAAATTACCGAGGTCAAAGACAGCGAGTCTCTGTTCAATAAGATTCCTGATTAGATTATCCTCAGGCCTTGTGAACGGTATAATATCGTCAAATCGTCTATATAAGGCGCGATCTAAAAGCTCTGGATGATTGGTTGCAGCTAAAACTATGCTCTCAGAATCATCCTGCTCTACAAACATTAAAAAAGAATTTAAGACCCTACGAATTTCTCCAACGTCATTCTGAGCGCCACGCTGAGTTCCTATAGCATCGAACTCGTCAAAAAAATATACAGCTCTTGTTTGCCGTATGTGGTCAAAAATTAAACGCAGCTTAGCTGCAGTTTCACCCATATAGCGAGTGATTAGATTATCTAAGACGACTGTATAAAGTGGTAGCTTTAACTCTGTAGCAATGACTGATGCGGACATTGTCTTACCAGTACCGGGAGGACCAGTGAAAAGAATTTTTCTTCTTGGAATAAGCCCAAACTCAGAAAGTTTATCTTTCTGTTTTTGTTCAAGCAGAACCTGATTCAATCTTTCCCTAACGCTTCCAGAAATCACCAGATCTTGAAGATGTACTGGCTTGTTCGTTTGCTCAAGTAACCCCTTAAGATCACCATCAGGCTGCTTAACAAATGGTGTAAGTCGTTTTTCAACTAAACCTACAGAACTCGTTGTTTTCTGATTTTTATCAACTAAGTTTTTTATATCATTAGCAAGCTTATGATGACCTTGCCTTGCTTCCTTAGCTGCCACCTGCAAAGCAATAGAAAAGAAACGCTGATCATCACGATCAACGTGGCTTTTCAATAAAGCTTTGATCTGCTCTGCAGTAGCCATAACCCCTCATACTCCCTTGTTCTCTTGTTGCAAAGTTTACTATAAATTCATTTAGTTCGACATCGTTACCTACCTGCTCATTACAGGAAAGTAATACCTTCATGAGCGTATCATCAATGATCAAAGTGTAATCAAACACCTAGGCATAGTACCTTCACTACGTGAACTGTATCACTCATTGTTATGTAACCTGAGTGTCCCTTTCTGGCACTTAGCTCTATCGGATAATGTATTTAAGCTGTTAATTTATAAGATTTTTCATCACTAAACTGTCTTTCATGCAACGCATCGATAAGGTCAACACATTACGTTTATAAGGAAGTAGTTTGTTTAGCGTAATGATGCAAATGCTGACCAATTAGCTTTGCCACAATTTTGCCACACCTACAACGCGCAAAATTGCACATTAGTGTTGAACAAAGCAAAATACTGCAATAGTAACTTGATGATTTTACGAGAAAAGATGGTGCCGATAATAGGAGTCGAACCTACGACCTTCGCATTACGAATCTGTAGCACCAATCATAACTATCTGTTTTAGCAAGCATTAACCGCATTCACTAAGTTATAGTTGATGGCACAAACAGAAAGTTGATGCATGATGTTTTCATGCGTATGTCACAAATACGGCACAACAATCTTCAAATATGTAGACACACATCCACAGGAGAGCACAAAGCCTTGCAATACAGTGCAAAGCTTTGTGCGTATCAGTTTTGTCCTGTGCGCCGGATGTCATCTGGCCTGAACTTCCGGAGGCGTAGGCCATTCAATATCCGGTGCGCTGGCGGTATCAACGCCCTCCAGCGCATCCAGATAATCAAGCCAGGCATTATATTGTTCTTTTTCTGCGTCCTTCAGGCGACCCATTGCTGCTTTACCAGGCCATTGCTTACCATTCATAAAGTCATTGGCCTGGCTAATCAGCGCCTGTAGTTTTGTTGCCGCCACAGAAATATCATATGCGCGCTGAGCTTCGGGATCGGCAACCCATTTATTACCATCCCATTTATCAAACTTTGTAGTTGGTGCTTCAAAAGTAAAGCCTTCACGCAACGGTCCAATATATTCGATAGTCACCGGCTTCCCGTTACTGGTGGTGTATGCTGTTTCTCCACGATGGTCTTCTTTAAGCACCCACTCAGATCCAGAAAAAATAAATACCTTCCCTCCTGCTTCGGCCCCTGGTTCTATCGCCGTAGAGCATCCGGGCATACTGACACCGATGTTAATAAACTCGTCAGACCATCCCATATATTCAGAAGTCACAGCGTCGTAGTAATAACAGCGGATTTCACCCGGTTCTGTTGCCAGTCCGTTTACATCGAAAACAGGTTTCATTATTTAGCCCTTACAAGAAAGTTGAATGCAATATTTCTTGGGCGGCTTTCCGTGGATGTTCTGGCAACCCTCGATAAATCAAAATTGAATGTAGAAGTTGATACGGTTCCGCCTGGTGCCGGGGGGGCCAGATTGCCCTGAACAACGCTGCGAGAAAATACCCCCAACGCATCTGTATTTACCCCTGTATAAAGATCAACGAGATAACCAGTAACATTCTGAATGGCGTCTCCCTGCGGTGAAAGCAGGGTTCGCCCATTATCTATCCCACGTCCATCATCCCAGACACGCAGAAACTCTCCTCGCAGATCTGGCAATTTCAGGCCCGGCCAAACAAGGGCCAATTTTGGGTAAGTGGTAGGGGAAAATGTTGAGTCGTTAAACTTAAGGAACACCATGTCGGCCCATTCCGGCATCACGGTATTTGGCATGGCAGAAGACGGCCAAAAAAATGGAACTCCTATCGGTGGTGCACCTGCTCCTAAACCAAGGTTTGTGGTAATCGCTGTCGCCAGCTTTGCCACCAGTCCATCAACGTCACCATCATCGAGCGCGTCCAGTTCGGCGTTCGCGATAAACTGCCCCAGTACAGCCGCCATCGTCGACGGTTGGCGCAGCGCTTTACTGACCTGTGCGCTGGATGCTTTACCCGAGGAGAATCCTTTCTTCAGTGCGGTTAGCGTCTCCCATTCCTCCTGCGAGGTAACATTTGCATTAGCATCTGTCGCAAACGCTTTAAAATCATTAGTTCCAGCCATTAAAGTAATCTCCCCCATGCGCCGTCATCAAAACCGGCGATGTATTCGTTATCCATGTCAAATCCAAAGAATTTTGTTCCTTCGGACGGTGTTTCGACCGAGGGTGTTTCAACGCTGCCAGCCCATACACCAGCAGCTTTAACGGTGAGATAACCCTGTTTGATAGCGGCTATCAGTTCGAGTGACACATCAGAAATATCAGTCTCGGGAAAAACCCAGACCGATATCGTCATGTCCTGGTTATCGACGATCTGCATCTTCAGTCCAGAGCCTGCGGTAGCAGCGTCAAGGATGGGAGGCAGAGAGTCGTTCCGACCATCCCAGTTGTTGATAGCGATTTTCGCTTTCAGAATGATGCGGTACGTCTCATCACTCAGCGTCGTATAGCCAGAATCAGGATCATATGGCCCTTGCCAGATGCCCTGGTCATATCCGAGCCCGTCAGTGTCCCAGCTGAAATAAACGCCGCTAATTGGCTGGCTGACTATACGACTACGCCCAATCCACAGGCCGAGGATATCGAGTTGCACGCCAACCGCCGTATCGATATCGAAGGCTGTTACAAGCCCTGACATAGTGCTGGACACATCAATCAGCGGGCGGGTGCTCAGATCTATATGGTCAAAAAAGAGTGGCTTGGTAGCATGGTAGTTAGTGATCAGTTCGGTGTATTTGCTCATGAGGTCACCGTGATAGTGACGTGACTCGCAACGCATGACGCAGATTCGTCATAAGCAATATCGATATTTCCGCTTGCGACTGAGTCAGAGGATTTGCCGATGAGCAGCTCCTGAATGTCGTAATAGCGAGCACTGCCTCCGCTTACCACGCCAAGGTTTGCCGGGGAATAAATACGACTCAGCAGAACGTCATCGCCAATTGCCAGGCCATTTATATAATCGGCAACAGCCTGTTTTATCTGCTCGCCGATTTGAGATGTATACCCGGTAAAAACTTTCAGGGTAATGGCTACAAAAATTGGCACATCGGTAGAACGCGAAAAACTGATGACGTGAGGATTACCGTAAGTATCCGGCACGGTGACAGAAGTTGTACCGTAAGTTGCGGTTCCCTGCCCTTTATTCCCCCTGATGGTCTGGGCTATTTCAGTAACATCCCCTCCCTCAACGATGGCGGAAATTGAATGCGGTGGCAACCCGTTGCTGTCGGTTGCTCCAGTATCATTTTCGTAGAGCTTGTGACGTGTCACGCCCGCAACGTTGGCGATCGCACCGTCGACGCCTTCAAACGGTGTGATCGATGATAGCGCTACGCTTTGCCCCTGCCGAATGCGCAGCTCTGCGTCGGTTTCTGCTGGTGAACCGACAGTAGCCGCAGCCGGGTTGGTTACCGACACCCAGCCGCGAGTCGGTGTGTTAATGGTGGTGATAGTTCCGGCCATCGCCGCAACCGAACCGCTATTCGCACATGTGGCCGTCACCAGCACAGTACCATCAACCCCGATTGCTACACTCGCGGGAAAATTCCAGATAATGCCGTTTTTATCCCGTGCGGAGCCATTCGTGATAGTCGTGCCCGCCGTACCGGTTAACAGAAGGTCAGCAGTAGAGTTTGTCGCTACTTTTCGCGTGATCCCGTTAATTTTCACATTGCTGCTAAGCGCTGCGGCCTGCGCTGTCGTCGGTGAAAACGAGTTGTAGATCCCGATAGCGGTATTGTTAGCGTCATGCACAGCCAGAGCCACCAGCGCGACCATCTGCCCGTCTTTGCTGTCTGGTTCGAGGTAGGCATCACTACCGTAAATCTGCCTGAAATAGCTGGTCAGTGTATCTAGGATTGTCTGGTAATCAGGCGCACTAATCCCCTGGGCGGTTACCGTTGCCGATAGCCCCAGCGTGTCGAGGTTCAAAGCCATTTATGCCTCGCTTGTTACAGTCGTCTGGCCGTAGATTGTGTCAATGGAGGAAGTGAAGGTGACGCGACGGCTGGTGCCGTCATAATTGGTATCGAAGGAAAGAATCGACAGAACGCCCGGTGTGTCCTGTATGCGTTCGCGTATAGCCAGGATGTAGACGTCAGAACGCTGCTTACCCAGCACTGACTGGACATACGGCGTGCCTTCTGTCAGGTCGAGAAACCACTGACCTCGCCACAGCTCGAAACGGGTTTTTACGGCCTGGGCAACGCACTCCTGGCTGTCGATAAGGAAGGTGTTGTCACCCTGCCCGAAAGTGTAATCGCCGTCAGCATCTTCGCGTCGGTATCGCATAAATCACCACCAGCGTATAGCGCTAATAACGCTTGACAGACCGAATAAAAAGAACACGGCCCAGATGAGGAAGAATTTCCAGTTGGGTAGTTTTTCGCCCATGACTCGCAACTCCCGTATCAGTTTGCTAAAATTAATCACATATTCTCCCTTGCTATCCTCAAGGTGCAGAAAGTAAAAAGCCCCGAAGTGTTAGCGCACCCGGGGCTTTTGTCTGTTTGGTAGTTTTTAATTAGGCGCGGTAGTATTCCCGCTGCCATTCTGCACACCGCCATGGGTATGCTGGATGAGGCTCTTACCTCCAGCCTTCACATCGTTAGTCACCGTCACCGGCCCAAGCATCGTCGCAGTACCGCCACTTTCGCCCATTCCCTGAGACAGATTGCCATTAATCGTTACGTTGCCGTTCAGCGTGATAGTCGGGGATGTGATTGTCGTTCCACCTTCAGCCGTAGCCGTGAGCTGGCCCGGTGTTTGAACGGTGATGTTATGTCCTGCGGCAACCTCTACGAACGCCGCACCATCATCGGTTCGCAGCTGCGCGGCGCTGGTACTGATACCGCTGATTTTCTGTGCTTGCGACTGCGGGCCAACGATGGCGAACGCATCAGATAAGTCATGCTGTCGCGGATCGATGGTCTCCTGAACGCCGCCGCTCTGCCACCAGAAATCGATGCAACGGTCGGCAAAGAGCAGCAGGCACTCGTCGCCTTCTTTAACCGGAAAAGTCAGCGTACAACCGCCGCCACGCGGGAAGATAACCGGCACATCCACCAGCGGTTTTAATTCGGTGGAGCCATCGCCAACGATACCGCGAAGCGCTACCTCTACCGTGCAGGTAACAGTATCAGGATCGAACGACTGAATGATGCCGGGCATCGCTACGCGCATCTGGGTAGACACCGAATCGGCAATGGCCTGCGCGGTCTGCTGCTCGCCGCCGATCTGTGATTGAGTTGGAATTGGCATAAAAACCCCATAAAAAAACCCGCCGAAGCGGGTTTATTTTGAATCTTTGATTTAGTGTAGCTGCTCGGTACTTATCACAAGCAGACGATGGGAATGGCAATCTCTATCATTACCCCAACAGAAGTTGGCCCAAGTGCCGTAGAAATCATCCCATGAAGTCATGAAAGTCAGTGGGCGTTCTTCCTGTGTACCGTCAGATACATAAACGTGATAACCCTCAGTCTGAATTGCCCAAGCAATCATTCGTTCCCAGAATCGGCGACCATCTAAAGTCTGCTCACTATCGGAAACCACGATGGAGTAGCTACTCAGGAAGAATTTGAAAAATTCTTGCGGCAGTCCACGGACAGCTGTATCAAACTGAGGTTGAACAGTTTTCCAGACAAGAATCTGAGTACAAATTTTCCGGGTAGGAACAATGTGCTCAAGGAAATCGAGTTTTACTGCATACACAGTTTCAGGCACGCCAGAGTCAGTAACCAGACGATACTGATTGCCTTTTACAGCCTGGAGCAAGCGGTAGCCATGAGGAGTAACAAACCCAGGCAAAGCAAACTCTTTCACACCAGCGCGGATGAACGCTTCGGTATGCTCGATGTTTTTCTCTGTCATGTTCAGCTTTGCGTCGAAGCTAGCTGATGGGATCTCATATGGCATTTTATGGTTCGCTCGGTAAGTTCTCATAGTGACCTCCATGCTTTGCTGGAGCACTTCTTACAGGTTAGGCAAATATTAGTATCGTAATACAGTTTAATACCATCCTTCATAGATGGGCAAGGTTAATCTATGTTGGCTTGTATTAGAGGGGTTACTTAACTTTCACACAGTCGTAAGTTGCGTATTGACGCGGCGCATTCATGCTGGCTTGCAGCCACTGAGCGTTGAGAATGGCCTTGCCGTTGCGCTTGATGTACTCAAGACCAACCCAACGACCGGGTTGATTAGTAGCCATGCGCCATTCCATCTTAATGTTCTCGTAGTCTTCTTTTTGCTTAAGGAACGTTACCTTCTGAGTTTCAGGCTTCGCACCGTTAATGCGTGCCCATCCATCATTTGCCGGGCTGGTGCCCAAGTGGAAAGGCCCACACTGGGAATCAGCATGAGCTACGCCCGCTAGGGCAAAAGAGCTACAAGCAATCATCAGGATGAGTTTTTTCATTTTCTTAAAACGTCCGGTTAAGTGATGCGTTACTCTGCAAATCGCGGCTGCCACGCGCAAAGCACATCAAATCCATGTACCACGCCTGACCTCTGGTGTCGCCAGTATAGTCGATAGCTTTGACGATATAAACGCCATCTGTCGCAATGCTGGCAGCCTGTGACGTTGTGCCGGTCAGAACGCGGTTGCCGTTCTCTTCTGTTTCGGTGATACGCCCGGGCGACTGAGCGATTTCGCTATTGCCGAGTGCGGCGCGGTACACCGAAGCCTGATCGAGCTGGATAAGACCATTGATGCGAATGTTGGGGTTTATCAGGCACCGCACGTTTACGCCGCCGCCCATCGTCTGTTGCGGCATACCGATCAGGCCAGTATCAGCATTCAACACAATGGCTTCGTGAATATATTTATCCTCCGGCACCATCTGGACCTGACCATCCACCAGTTGCCATGTCGCTTTGCACTGCGCAGCAATATTATCCATCACGTTGCGGCTGGATGAGTAAATCGCGCGGCCACGAGGAAACACGGTATCAGGAAAATCGCCGGTAATGCCCTGTGTCACGCCGAACGCGTTGAAATCCTGCATCGTCGCCCGGTGCAGATCCGCAACGGTATAGCCAGCGGCAAGCGTGGTGATGGTAGTCGCGTAGAGGAACGCTTCGTGGTTACTGATGGCCTGAATCAGCACCCAGGAATCCGTAATGTTGTCCTTCCCGGTGACGGTGAAGCGAATATCACCGTCAAATATCAGGCCGTAGTTCTGACCGTTCACCTGCCCTATCTGGTCTGGTGAAATCTCCCGGGACACACCAACCTGGCTCGCATCAACATCCGGCGCTATACCGTCATACCCGGCAATGATGCGAATTTTGGCAAACTCCTGCCCAAGTATCTTGTTCGTGGTATCGGTCGAAAGGTTGTAAATTTTCACGTTCGCCACGCGTGGCCAGCGTGTGTCTGCCCACTCGATCTGGAACGTAACCTTAAAGTCAGACAGGGAAACGCCCTGCCCGTTCTGGTCCAACAGTTGCAGCTCAAAATGGCGCATCCAGTTAAGAGACATTTCTACTCCTGTACGAAAATGAGGTGGCTGTATGTGCCGAGATTGGTTTTGGTGGGCTCGTCCGGTGCGCCCACATCGCAGCCTACGAGCAGCGCCCCGTTAATACCTAGTTGAGGATATTGCTCAAGAAGATTTACACCGGTTACCAGCGGCACGCCAGAAAGAAGCGGTTCGCCACTGCTATCTTGTACATCCAGAATCCAGCCAGCAGAATCACGCCAAATGACTCTCAGCGTGTATGTTGTCTCTGCTAACTGAATGCGAAATAGCTGGTTATCCGGCGATAAAGGGATTTCAGTTACATTCATTGGATACCTATAGAGTTACCAAGACTGGTTCCTTTTAGTCCATCAAACCACCCTGTTGACTTAATTACCGATTCATTTACTGGGGTGGTGGATTTAGTCCCGGAATTCTGCACCGCAGATGTACTAACCCCGTCCTGCATATCGGATTTATCAGCAACGGTGACATTTTTTGTATGCGTTATGATGACTTCACGCAGGGTAAGCGTGCAGTTCAGCACGTTCTCGCTGGTTTTATCGGTCGTCACTTCTATGGCGCGCACCAGCATATTGGTGTACACCCTCTTTCCGGTCACCACATCGAACGGCACGCGCTCAAGCTGCATATCCAGCAGCTTTTGGTATGTCTCCTTAGGGCTAAGCCCAGCGCTAAGACCGATTGAAGATGTATCAATGAAGTCCAGCAACGAACCGCCACCAGCGAAGCCGCATTCCATTGTGACTTCGCTGGGGCGCTTATACGCATGATCGGCGATGAAGCCCGAAGCGCTATTCGTTGTTGGCTTCTCCACCGGGTGCTCAGTAATTTCGAGCGCATCAGAATGCTTTTCGGAGACGACCACGCTGGGAATTAATATGCCAACTCGCCGGGATTGCTGGCGAAAAATAGCGGAGAGAATATCCATTAGCTCGGCACCGTTCGAAGTTGTTGAGTTAGTTGTGAATTAACGTTCTTCTGCCGCTCAACTGTGATATTGGCAGCCTCACGTGGATCAGATACACCGTGAATATTAATAACCGTTTCTTGCTGTATGTTTTGTGAAGCACCGCCACCAGCGGCCATACGAACCAATTCACTTGGGTAAGGGTTTCTCCCGTTCTCATGATGGATAATTCCATTCATCAGAGAGGACATTACCTGCGGATCTTTAAGGTTGAGAATGGCATCAGGAGCCACACCCATCATTTTCGATAACTGAGCAATGTAAGCACCGGTATTATTTTCATTCCCCGGTGCCCACGTAGAGATTATATCGTTAAGGGTTTGCAGCGGCTTGCCTGTCGTCTTACCTTCAAAGTAGCGCATTAATTGTCGGGAAAGCGCTTTCAGGCCATCATAGGCAGTTTCAAACCGGGCGAACCTGCCGCCAGGCCTTTCGAGCGTCGCCCCAGATTGCCCACGAAAGTCGATATTACCGGGGTTATTATTTCTAATACCTCGTGGAGCTTTAGCAGACTGGGCATGTTGGTCAGGCTCATCATCACCGAACCAGCCGCGCACCGTTCGGCCCACGCTGCGAGGATCGAATCCCCAGTGCTCTTTAATCCAGTCGGCGGTACCGTTGGCGCTATCTGTTACCATCGGCATCGCTGACGGATTTTCGCTGCCCTGATTTAGCAGCTGTTTGCCTATACTAGCGGCCTGCGCCCAGTTGCCATCTTTTATGGCATTCAGCAAATCAGCGATCATGTTCAGCATCTTGCCGAACTCACCCATTTGCGAAATGAAGTTGCTAAAATCCCACTTTAGGGACCATGACTTGGGGTCAATACCGAGCAACTTAGCCAGCGCTTTTGTCAGGTCCGTAACAGTCTTTTTCAGGTCACCAATCATTTTGACGGCCTGATCAATTTCAGTCTTCCATTTCCCCCAGTCAATCAGGCTTTTGCCACCTTCTTTCCACGTCTGGTAATCATCCAAGAGCAGACCAAGTGCAATAATAAGCGTCGTTATCATGCCCAAGGGTGATGACATGAAAGCGGTATTTAGCAGCCGCCATGCAACCAACAGCCCACTGAACAATGCGATAAGCTGCTGCGTGGCTGGGTTCAGCTTTTTGAACCAGGCGATCACACCCTCAACAGCTTGCCCAGTTCGCCATAACACGCGGGTAATCGCGTCACCTGCCCAGAGAATTCCTTTGATGATCTTCGTGATGACCGCTTCAATCTTCGGCCAGTTGTCGAGTATCTGCCTGCGGAAGTTATCAATACTGCCAGCAAGGCCACCAGCTAGGTTAGAGCCAATCTTGTCTTTCGCCTGTCCAAGCGTCATCGTCAGATTACGCATGGAGGTCATGAAAATATTGGACTGTTTAGCCGCTGACTCAGCATTAAAACCAATACGCTTTGCCGTCAACGCGTACTCAGAACTGAGCTGCCCCATCCCTCTGCGCATCGCCATCAGCGTGTTTTCATCGATGCCGAGCATCTGCGCGTATTGTTTCGCGCGGTAATACGGCATGTTGTTGAGCTTTTGCCCAACGCCAGTAAAGATGGCCGCAGTATCACGCATCTTTCCGCTGGCATCGCGAGTCTGGACGCCCAGGCGGTTCAGGAAGCCTTCCGCGCCCGGATTGCTACGCATGAAACCGGCCAGCCCTTCAAGAGAGGACATGGCCGACTCGGCGCTGGCACCGGTTTGCGATGCGGCATAGCCCAGCGCTTTGATGCCCTGGACGCTGGCCCCCGTCCGCTGGGATGCCCAGTAAATTTTATCCAGACCATTCGCGATCTGGGTGGTAAATCCGACAATGCTAAGCGCTGAGCCTTTCACCACCGCGCCGACCTTCAGAACGTTAGCTGTAACGCCTTTCAGCACGGCTTCAAACTTATTAGCGCCAGCCTGATCGATATCGAATCCCAGCGAAACAAGGAAATCTTTAATCGTATCTGCGTTACCGCTCATTGGCCGCTCTCCATTTATCTACCCGGGCGTCGTTATCCTCGCGCATGTCGAGGTAGTCATTGAGAAGCGCGATGCGGCAAAGGTCTACCGCACCGCTGTTAAGGTCTTTCTGGTCGATATGGAAGGCAAGCGCCGGGCGAAGAATAAAATCTTCACCGCCCGGCAGGCTGTTGAAGGTTATTCCGCTGGCGGGGTGGGCGTCTCGCTGGTAGGGAGTCCTTGCAAAAAATTTCCCAGCGAGTCGGCGACCACCCGCGCCACCAGTTGCAGCATGGTAAGCAGGTCGATATCGTCAAACGCCATTTCGCCATGCTGGCAGACCGGCACCCAGCCTTTCATGTGCTCGCGTGAAACAACGGAAAGGCAGGGGAACAGGATAGCGTCAACGTCGCCATCGCTCAGAGCGGACACAGCATTGGCAATCTTTGGCAGGATGGTAGCCATCGCGCCTTCGGTGTCTTTGCTGCTGATCTTCTCCTGAACGCTCCGGAAGTCAGAAACCATCCCGGCCAGCACCGGCAACAGCTTTCGGGACACCTTCAGCTGTTCGAAAACGCTGAGCTTTGCGGTGCGATATTTCACGCCTTTAATTTCGAATTCCATGCGTTAAAACTCCCCGAGCAGCTGGTCAATCTTGCCGCAATCGAATACCCAGGCTACGGTTCCGCCCTCTTTGGCGTTATTGAAATCAGGCTGTTTCTGGAATGCACACGAACGCGCAGTAGAAATATCACCCGATGCCGTGTTGCGAATGACGATCACGTTATTGCCCCAGGTGGCAGAGGACTGGCTTTGCGCGTTATACGCCAGAGACAGCTTTTTATTCACCGGGGAGGTTTTGAGTAGCGTCACCGTAATGGTGCCTGACTTATCGGCGTGCAGGCTGTGCATCACCTCGCCGTCGGCACCGATGGTCATGGTGTTTTTGTTGCCGCCCATGGTCTGGGTGATACCTTCCTCAGAGTTCGCAGAACCCTGACCAAGATCGATAACGCCGGTCGGCCCGGTGAGCGACGCGGTTACATCGAGAAAAGAATAAGTTGCCATTTATCGCTCCTTAGCGAACCACGTTGATCTGCACATCGGCGTAATGAACTGCGCCAGCCAGCTTACAAGCCACCTGGATTAACGGCGCTTTGCGTGCTTCTCGGTCAGCCTGTGCTTGCTCGGAAAGAGGTTGCGCATACACGTAATAACCTTTTGTCAGCGTATCGCCGGAATTCAGTTGCCCGATAGGGCCACCATTCCACACGCCAGCCGCTACCAGACCGTTCGTGACGGACTGATCCATGGACTGTTCAACGTTGGAAAGCAGACGGGTCACACCGGCATCAGTCTGCGGAATTTTGGTGGTGCTGGTGTAAAGCAGGTTATAGAGGTTGGTCTGAACGTAGTTCTGCAACCAGTCGAGCCCGTGGCGCTCGTCGAAGAAGTCACCGTTCGCCATGACACCCTGTTGCAGGATCGCCGTGTCGTTGGCGTAGTACACGAACACGTTCGCATTCTTCGCATCCACAGCCGCCGCCTGTCCTACCGTCAGCGTTTCGTAGGTTACGCTCGGTTCCTGTTTGAATTTCAGGGTAATGGTGGTATTGCTGCCGTTGAAATTGACAGTAAACGCGCGACCGAAAGCTGAAACCGCCGCATAAGGGCTGCTGGTGGAATATTGAATAAAGGTACGGGAATACTTACCGGCCTTTAATTTAGACGCAACATCGGTCGTCGAAGTCGTGCTGATGATCTCAGCGTCGGCTGACGTTACCCCGAAAATGCGGCTCAGGCTGGACGCTTCGATGAGTTTAGCAACCTCAATCACGTCGTCAGCATCAAGCACATCATCGCCATCAGCAACATCATCAGCGACAACCAGCCCATACCAGTTGGTATACTGCAGGCAGGCATTAACAGCTTGCACGATGGTTTCCACGCTTCCACCTTCGGAAGAGGTCAGCGTCTTCGCCCAGCGGCCAACATAAACCTGCGTCGGCTTCGGCGACTGGCTGAAGAAAACCTGCGCCGCTTCATATTCCGGGCTGTCGACTCCGAAGTCCTCGCCAATGTCCTCAACGGACGCATAAAGGCGAACGCGCTCCTGCACCGGAATGACAGTGGAAGAACCGAGGATCAGCAGTGCGCCGAAGTTACGACCAGTAGCCGCTTTCGGCGAGATGATCACATCAACGTTTACAACGTTGGATACAGGTAAGCCCTGCGTCATAGTTTATTCTCCAAAAAAGGTGACTGGCGCTTCCACCAGCGATTTAATGCCGTACTCGCGCACGACCTTCCGGCGCAGGCGCACCGTCATGTCGTAGCGGCGAACCCATTGCTGGTTGATAAGTTCGGGGAAAGGGGTCAGACCGGTATAGTCGCCCAGAGACAAACCAAGCGCGTTCAGCTCAGCATTGTTTTGCGGGACAGATATGCCATCGCGAAAACGGGACGCATAAGACATACCAGCCGGGCCATAGAACGACGCCATGCACTCGAACGTTTCATGCCGCCAGAGCTGAGCGCCCTCGTCGGTCTGATTGGTGAATGCAGGGTTGTTATCAATGAGCAACCCGGTAACGCCAAACGCGCACCAGTTCGTTTCAACGGGTGGCAGTGGCGGCTGATTTTTCTGCCAGCGCGGACGAACCATTCCAGACGGCAAGCCGGAAACATTGCGCATCCACTGGCTTAACAGCCTGTCTAGCGCTTCGTCATAATCCGGATCGCCGCTGGTGGGTGTCAGCCAGCCGCGCTCTGTGCTGGTGTTATTGCTCAACGGGAGTTCCCCCATCAAACGGCAGTAATTCGCAATGTGCCTGGACGAAGCCAGCACCGTAAGCCGTGTACGGGTCAACGAATGTCACACGATAATCACGGTTCTGGTACGTCACGATATCGGCGTCACGGCCAGTCTGCCCCTGCGTCAGCCGCTCAGTTGTCACGATGAGAATCGCGCCACTGATAACCTGGCCGGACTGCATACGTCGGTTTTCCAGGGAGCGGTCAACAGTAACATCCCCGGCAAACTGCTTTTTAACTTCACTGTCGCTGCCGATCCCGTCCTCATCCACCGTTTGCACTCGGCGTGTTACCCACAAATTGAAGTCGCAAAAATCGGGGTCAAAAAGCACGTCTGTTACATCAAGATTCGGCATCTTTATCCCTCACAACATGGGTAATGGCTCTGCGATATTGCCCGGTGTCGATTAGTGGTTTCACCAGATCGGTTCCGGGGGACTCACCAGCAGCGCGCCGCGCAAGTTCCTCTTTTGCCCCTTTGCGCCCACGGCGTGCGCGTGCTTCAACGGTGCTATCAGCAAGCGGTGTAAAGCCGGTAATGGTCATGTAACGCCTGACGCCATTCGCGGCCAGCGTTCCGGCGCGGTTAAGCGCTCTTTCCGCACCCGCCGCATTTCCATCAAGCGCAGCCTGCGCCGCTGCTTTGAGCTGCGGCACCGTCTGTTCCTCTACGGATTTAACGCCGGGGATCAGGTGCGGGCGTGGGGGTATGTTTTGCGCTGGTGAGCCGTATTCGTTGACGTAACCGATCCCGGCATTACCAAACGGAACATCCTCACGCTCGCTGTCTTCTTCCGGGATGCCCACCAGCACATCCTTTTTGGTTAGCGACCGGAGCGCATCCAGAATGGCCTGAGCGTTATCAACCCTCGTTGTTACACCACTTTTGAAACTCATAGCTGGCGACCGCCCGCACCGAACATCGTGATCAGCTGATAAAATTCAGCGCCATATCGGGTGTTATTCCAGAAGCCTGCGTCAGGGTTTAGCGTCGCGCTGGTGTCATAGCTGACGCTTACCTTGTCAACGGACTTGGAGGACTGAACACCATTGGTTGAGCCACCCGGGCCGCCGACGAGCATTGCCCGGCTATCTGCCGCCCAGAGCGTCATGTAGTGAGCCACGAACAACTCGACAAAGTACGGAAACAACTCTTTGCCGGTGACGTTTTCGCTCAGCAGCACATCAGCCAGATTCAGACGAAACTGGATTTGTGCTTCGGGATATTTGGCAGGGTCAGCAAACTGTGGAAAGTCGCGCCGAAAATCACTTACTGTTGGCAGGCTTTGATTCTTTGGCATCTTTCGCCCCATTACCGCCAGTCTGGGCGGCAGCAATCTGCGCTTGCAGGCTGTCGTTCTGCTCTTGCAGCTTGAGCAGCGCTTCTCGCAGATCGGCAATCAACTGATCTTTATCGATAATCTGCTTATCTTTGTCGGCAATCTGAGCTTGCAGGCTGTCGATAATGGGTTGCAGATCATCGGTGTCGCTAATCACGCTTTCGGAAAGCTCGGAGTGCGCCTGGGTGAACCAGTGCGACGCGACCTCTTCCGGTACGTTATGCCGTCCCCGGCCAAACTCCCTTTTTGACTGATCGCCGAGCGTCAGCGTAAACGGGGTGTGAACATGGATGGTAACCAGCTTTTCTTTCGCCATTTTCAGTTCCCTTCTGGCCCCTTTCGGGGCCGTTCTGGTTATCAGATACCGTCCACGTAGGACAGGGTTTCTTTGTACACTGGCTCAACCGCACCGAGCTTGCCGTAGTAGGTCGCAATCTGATACAGACCGCGATACTGGACAGGAACGCTCTGCAACGGCACCAGCGGATAGCGCACGTATTTCTTGTCGTTGGTGTAGGCGATCATACGGTCTTTACCGCCAACCCCACGCCCTTTCAGCCATTTGACCGCTTTGATTTCAAGCGGAACGCCGTTCTGGTGGAAAGCGATAGTGTTCACAGCCAGATAGGTCAGCAGTGACTGGTTACCCGCTTCGGAAACCTTACGGCTCGCCAGCAGTGAATACTGCTCTGGCGGAATGCGCAGATCAGAAGGCACGATGGAATAACCGGATGCTGCCCAGGCATTAGACAGAATGCTGTTCACGCTATCGAGGATCTCGTCGTTGGTTGAGTTCGCCCAGGTCTTCGGCGCGTTGTTCAGCGTCACACCGACGAGGTTTGCCAGACCTTTCAGGCCGAGTGCGTCATCACCGATGTAAACCTGCTCGTCGTTGTCCATCTGCCATTTGAGCTGCATCCCGTCGTACTTCTGGGTATCAATCGGGCGGCCTACCTGCTGAGCAGCTGCCAGCTCTACAACGGTCCAGCCCAGTTCCATACCCCAGAGGTTCAGTGGATTGCCGTCTTTGCTGATATCCACGTTCACGCCAGCAATAGCGGTGGAGTCTTTGCCTACCCAGTTTTTACCATTCGGATTTGCACCAGTACCCGCAGCGGCGAAGCTGGTATTCGTCCAGCTGGAAATGTCATCTGCGATAGACACGTCTTCACGCAGTTGAATATCTCGGGTCCAGGTGTACCCCACCAGAGGCAGGTTCAGCGTCTGGTCGAGTCGCTCCAGCTCCCCGATGAGAAAGGCACCGGAGCTATCTACGGTTGCCTGATCAAAAGTAATCATTTGTCTGTTCCTTAAATCTTCCAGGAGATTTCTACATTGCCGTTAGCGTCACCGGCCCCTGTGAATTCGGCGTTGGTCAGCGCCACGTTTTTGCCACTGACGGACGTGGACATGAAGCCGCCCAGCGGCACTTTTATGGATTCATCAGTGGAGACGACAACGTATACCGGGTCGCCTTTTTTGATGGTGCTGGCATCAAAATCAGAACCGAGATTAACGGTCATGTAGCCACGCTTCATGGCGTCACCCGGGAAGTTCTTATCCGTCCCCACCTGGCGAACCATGTCTGGCTGCGATGTGGTCGGATACGGACGAACGTAGATCCCCTTCACCTTGTCGGCGGTGTCACCGTCCGCCAGCGGCACGAAAAAGCCGTCAGCGTCATATTTGCCAGCCAGACCATAGGCAGCGAAGGCGTTAGCGGATTTAAGGATCACCGGTTCGACGGTTAAGTCCTGCGGGCGAGAGATAGCCCCGGCAATGCCAACAGGCATCCGGTACAGATATGCAGTCATTGGATTATCCTTTGCGGTTAGACCAGAAGTCGGCGTTTTGTTTGTTCAGGGAAGCGATGCTTGTCATGCCCATATTTGGACGTTGTGCATCGCCCGTGGTGCTGCGGGTGTTTCGCCCTTTGGCAATCTCTGACACGGCGTTAAACGCCATATCTACCGATTGCTTGGGCAATTTGCGGATATCCGCATCACCGACAACCTGGCGAACCAGTGTTTTGTCAGCGGCGGACAGCACATCACGTTTGAACGCGGTCGGTTTCACCTTACGGCTCAGATCGATACCCGGAACGATAACTTCGGCACGATAAGCAGCGTCACCGGTAATCGTGGTTTCCTCTTCGTCGTCCTCACCGTCGCCGGTAGGGTCTTTGTTATCTTTGCCGTCAGGCTTATCGTCGTTATCGCCCGTTGCAGTACCTTCCAGCTTAGCCAGCAGGGCTTTGAGCAAGGTTTTGATATCGTCCTCGCCGTCGCCGGTTGGCTCTCCGCCCATTTCCGGCTTTTTGTCCGGCAATGGTTGTTGCGGTGAAAGATTAATGTTGAGGTTAACGCCGCTCGGCAGATCCCCTTCATCGCCCGTTACCGCCGCTGGCGCAGAGTCCAGCAGTTCGTTCATGGTGTCAGCATCACCCGTTTTGATGGCCGTGCGCATGCGGGTCCACCAGCTTTTCTTTTGATTTGCCATTGTGTCTCTGTCTCCAATTGCACAACGATTTCCGGCTCTGCCTTTAGGGACAAGAGCCACATGGTTTCCGGTAATATCGACCTGCTCGGCTTTTCCGGGTTCGGTCTGCTCGTACTCAGCGTCATAGCCGCACGACACTTCGCGCAGACCATCTTCGATCAGCTGAATGGCGCTTTCGTCTTTGACGATAAGGTCAGCCAGCATCAAATCAGACTGATCACCAGTCCCGCGCCGAACGTTCTGAAGATGCCCGACCGCAAGCTCTTTCCAGTTCTCGGGGTTGACCAGCCGCACATTCCCGTTTTCATCTTCAGGATGCAGGATCGTGATGCTCATCCCTTCGAATGAGGCGAGCGTGGCCGGATGGAATACCTGATCAGGAGAGCGCGTTACGACTATCTCGCCGAGCTTGTCGGGTTTGAGGTTTGGCAGATCGGCAGCGCCGTAAAGCTGCTTACCCGTTCGACCTATCGGCACGTCTTTGCACAGCAGCGAGCCGTCAGCCAGCTGATAACGGGTTTCCCCCAGCCGGGTATTGAAAAAATATTTCATGGTTTACCTGCGATTCAGGCGAGATAAGAATGAGGGTTGGGGAAGACGATTTCTTTGTAACAGCGGCAGTTCGGGAGCTCGCCAGCGTGACCGGTCATGCCGTCAAGCGTTGGAGGTCGGCCCCATTCGACAAACTTCCCTTCCATCTCCCGATGAGAATGCCGGACGTCGCCATCTTCGGCTGTACGCCAGATATAACCATTCGAGCCGATTGACAGCGCACGCGCCTGATCCAGTGCACCGGTTGCGCGCCCAAGCTCAGTCCGGGCGATAAGGTTCGCTCGTGAGCGTGACACGTCACCGGAAGCAGCTATCTCTTTCGCGAATGGCTCAGCGCGGCCACCAGTTACTACAGCCTCGATGGCCTTGTTCTGAATGTCATACACCCGATCGGCGGCCTCAAGAGGCAGAGATTTGATGTACTTAATTTGCTCGGCGACGATGGATTTCATCACCTGGCCTACCGGGGCGCGGTCGACCATGTTGCGTAGTTCTGCGCTGATGTTCCGGCTGTGCTGACGCCACTGCTTTTCATTCTGGCGCGCAATGTCGGCGGTGAAGCTCTCAGCAACCTTAGTCGCCCAGGGGGTGATGATTTCGCTGTAGCGCTCCAGCGCATCCATTATTTCGGTGACGCTATCGTTTGAACCATCGTAGCGACCATTTACGATATCCCCGACCGCCCGCGCTATCTGCCGTAGGCTCGTTCGATATCGGATCTCCGCCTGGCGGCTCTGGCGGTTTGTCGCCAAGTTCGCCGATGCCTGGCGGCGCTTCGTCTTCGGCATTCTCGATATCCTCGTCGGTAATGGATGCCCCGATGCCGGTGACGTCAGAGTTTTCGCGCAGGTCGGTCATCGCCGCCTTACGCGTCATCAATCCGTCGCCCAGCGCGGTACTGATCGCGTTGGTGGTGTTTACGGCCACCGTTGATCGGTCAACGTCTGACATTTGCCATAGCGGGTTAAACTCAAACGTGAAATCGTCCGGCAGCGGCTTTCCGAGTTCCGAGCGGTGCATAATGTCCAGTATCCGGCGCATCGGCAACCGTAAGCGGCGCTCCTGCAATGAGCTCACCCGGTCGTAATAGTTGGCGAGGTCTGCATCACCAGTAGAGAAGCCTTTCGGGGATTGACCGAACAGGCGGACCAGCGGGATACCAACGGCACCGCTGATCTGCTCAGCAAACTGCGAAAGAATGTCATCCAGACCACTAAAGCTGTACTGGTGGGTTTCGAACTTATCCCGCGAGTCCATGAGCGTCATACCTTCATTGCTCTGGAACTGGCGGATCAGGTCGATGTTCTTCAGCAACGCTTCGAACGCCGGGCCTCCAAGCGCGATAAGCTCGCGCAACTTCTCCACGCTATAGGTACGCAGATGCGCTTTATAGACCAGCTGCGCCGCGCCGACAGTAGCGCTATCGAACGCAGTAAGCCGATCCCAGATACGCTCTACAACCGACATTCCCCATTCGTTTTCGGTCATCTTCTGCTGGAATGGCAGCGTGACGCCATCAAAGCGGATCAGGCGGCTGTGATGGATGCGCCAGGCCGGAATGCCCGTTGCGGTGGTCACCACGTCGTAAAACTCAGGCTTGCCGAGGTCCGGCCCCATCTCTTTAATGCGGCGTGTCAGCACCGGGTTAATCATCCAGCGGTCGAGCGGGAGAATGCCCTTAAACTTGCCCTCGCCAATGGTTTCGAGTCGCAGCGGGGTCATTGGTGCCTGCCCCTCGATCATGATGAAGCCGACCGCGCCGCCGTAGAGGCGCGACCATTTCAGCACGTCGTTCAGCGCATCCCAGATCTGCAACTCATCCAGTTGCGCTTCGAGGGTGCCACGGTCTTTGGCGTCAATCTCCGAAGTGATGCGAATGCCCTTTCGGGTCATATCGTCCGGGATAGCGTCGACCGCTTCACCGATAACCCACGAACCGCGATATGACCATTCCACCAGCATGCGGTTGCGGCTGGTGAAGTTCGCCCGGTAGGTCGATGCTGAATGCTGGTTAGGCGTCTGCATCCCAACGCGGGCGACTAAGTTCTCGTAGCCGTCAGCGGTGGCCTGTGCCGTTCGCTGAGAGGATTGCTTGTTTCGTGCCATCAGGCCTGTCTCCCTAGCAGCTCCCAGATGTTCAGGGCTGAATTCATTGGCGCGTAGCTGATCATCACCGAGTCGGCGAGGTTCGGCGACTTGGTGCCATCAGGCTGTTTATCAACAACGATTTTCCCCACGCCGTTAATGGAGTAGGTCGGCTGCGACAGCTCGATGATGAGTTTGTCTTTGCTCGCCATGGCGCTGCTGATTGAGATGATTTCGTCCGGGTTGTAGGCCATGCCCTCAACCACGGCGCGATAGGTGTTCTGGAAAAGCTTGCGTAGCCACCACCAGCTCTGGGCCTTGGCGTTGGCGAAGAAGTCCTTGTTCAGGCGTGCGGCCTGTCCGTTGTCCCCGCGCACCGCTTCATCGTCCGGATCAAATACCGCGCCGCTACCACGAAACGGTGTGGCGAGTATTGACGGTCGGCGCGCAGCGTTACGCAGTTCGTTGATGGCGCGTGCATCGCCGCGAACGCCAGCGCCCAGGCCGTCCTCGTCGAAGCGAAATTCTTCGAGGTTGTCCTGTTCGCAAAAGCCGAAGACCTTCTCAACGGACTGGTAAATGTCGCTGCCCACGCCGGACCATTCACGCACGTTCTCCAGAAGGAAGCCGTGACGGGTCGAAAAGGCATTTTTGTCCCGGCCTTCGTCGGCGACGTCCATCGCGCCCAGTCGCTTGCCCGTTGGCTGAATACCAAGTTTGATATGCGCGTCGACGGCAGCCTGTACCCAGTCGGACGGGATCAGGACGCCTTCCGCAGATGCGCTGTAGTTCAGGTCAAGTTCCTGCGCCACCACCACCGGATTGTCGATTTTCTCGCACTCCCTGCGATACCACTCTTCATCCTTGCGAGGATCATCCCGCCAGTGGAATGTGAATACCGGTATCTTCCCGCCGTGACGCTTCTGCGCGAACGGGTTCGCCATGCCATTAACCGAGCTCAGGTCAATACGGCAACGGGTGGTTTGCGACAGCGCCGCATCAATCAACAGAGGACGCTGGAGGAATGCAGCTTCATCCACCAGGTAGAGCGTGGTACGGTCACCACGACCGATATTGTCGCCAGCCTCGCCTTTGATGACCGCGCCAGTATCGGGAAACTCAACGCGCATATACGGCGCATGCTTCTTCTCGTCCCACGAACCACGAAACTCGATGGGCAGTGTTTCCACGAACTTTCGCGCCTTCCAGAACAGCGCCTTCGGGTCACCGGTGCTGTCGACGTATTCCTCTTTACGGGAGCCGAAACCGATAACCATTTCTTTGTTGAAGAGACAAAGCGAGCAGGCCAGCCCGATCGCGGTCCAACTGAGCCCCATTTCGCGGCTCTTTTCGGTGATGCCGTTCTCCAGTCGTTCGCGCCGCTCCATGATCCAGTGAATCCACTCTTCCTGTTTCGGGAACAGCAGAAAAGGGATGGTGACCGGCAGGCCATAATCGATGTTACGCGGGTCAGTAGTCATACCCCAGTCGATGATGAACTGTGCCGGGTTGGTGCGATAAAACTGCTTTAGCGCTGGCAGCATTTCAGGGTTCTGGCGAATGCGCTGTAAGCGCTCCATCCGCCATTCAAAAACCATCTGGTAATCAGGGTTTCTGAAATCGAATTCAAACGGGAGAGGCATGATCACCCCATCATCTTGCGGTAAATCTCTGCGGCCTGATCTGCAGTGAGATTGGTCGTCTCGGTCTTGATCGGGCCGCCATCCTTGCCGGTGCTCTCAACCTTCAGCTTATTGGTGTAAGCGTCGCCAACCTCTTTCGCGGCCTGTTCAATCAGCTGCGCCGTCAGGGAGAAGTTTTTCATCCCCTCGGTTTTGGTTGCCATGCGGTCAAGCACGCGGAGGCGATAGGATTTGTTCGCTATCGGAATGTCGCTGGTTTCGGTCAGGAACCGTTCGCGCGTCGCGTGGAACATCTCGATCCACTTTTTGGCGAGCGTCTTACCGCTGGCCTTCGTGGGGTCGTGAGATTCAGCCTGCTGGCGGGTGATCTTGATCCCAAATTCTTTTTGGACAGCCTCGACCACCTGCGATGGCGTGTCATAGCACGCAAGCGACTGAATGATGAAGGCTTTCACATCAGGTTTTAATGCAGCCATAAATCACCATTCGTCTTATACAGTCCAGTATTTAAGCCAGTCGCAGCATGCACGTCCCGCACGCTCTGGCAATATCGAGATGAGCAACCTCCGCTGGCTGATTCGCCGCATCAATCATTTCCTGCACGTCCCGGCTTGCACCGTAACGGCGAACCACGCCCACAAACTCTTCCACGTCATGACCGCGCAGCTTCAGCTTTGGCTGCCCTTCCTGCGTGAACTTCGGCGCACCAAATTCATCTGTCGCTTGGCAGATGTGATAAAGCTCGTGCTCTATCAGCGCGCAGAATTCCAGATCGGAACATTGCGAGCAGTAATCGGCGGCCAGCGTGATGATGAACTGCGGCACCCTGCCGAACCATTCATACATCTGCTGCTCCATCCGCGCTTTCTGCCAGCCTCCGGCCCGCATTGCCACTTCTTCCGCCTGCCCCAGCACGGAACGCCCTTTCTTCTCGAAAGCGTTCGATGCCCAGAGAAAGCACAGATCCGCTTCAAGCAAATGCTGGTGGTCATGGTTGTAGAGGTCACCCTCATCGCTCAGGATGTGCTGATTCAGCCACTCGCCAACGTCATTAGCGGGCATAATGCTGATGTACGGCTTCGGGTCAGGTGGCATCGTAAAATGCGCTGGTGGGTGTGGTCTGTTCATGAATAATTCCAGTGCTCCATTATCGAAGCCCCTCAATGAAGGGCTTCTGTAATGCCGCGATCAGCCAATAAGTAATTCCGGCTGCGTTACCTGCATGATGTGCTCATGTTCGAGCTCCAGGACGCGCTTCTCTTTCTTCCGCTCGTTCATCAAACGGCTTCCGATCGTGCCTTTCAGCTTTGAGCGCGTTTCTTTGATGGCGTAGCGATGCTGCAATTCTTCACCCATCGCCATGCGCCGGTTTAGCTGCTCGGCCATCCAGTTGAAGGCATTGATGTAACACTCCTTCACTGCGGCAGCTGTTTTGCCAGTGAATCCCATCACTAGCATCATGCATCCGTCGCGGGTGATGTTATACATAGGCTGAACATCGCCATTTTTATCAATGAAATCAATGGGCGCAAAATTGCGCTGGGTGAAGTCATCGGAGCATTTCAGGTTACGTATGGCACGCAAAACGTCTTTGTGTCGCTTGCCAAAGTAATCCGCCACCTTGAGTGATGTGGTGATTATCTTGTTGTCGAGGGTCGTGACCATTTCGCGGAAGTCGAAGGCCGGAATAACTGACGGATTATTCATAGCGTCTTTACCTTTTAGAAAGTGAGCCTGTCTCACAGAAAAGCCGCCCCGAGATGGTCGCCACCATATACGGCAGTTCTCAGGCTCAACTTTCTGAAAGGCTCGGGTGATGTAATATGCGCGTGAGATGCGCTGTGAAATTCAGATGTAAAAAAAGCCCCGCATCGCGAGGCTCATTAAATTGACTTTGTGATTTGCAAAAAAATTATTTCAGGCATTGCGTCCTGATGTATTCCTGCAGGTAGTTAACCTGCGCGGTTATCCTGTCGATTCCGCTTCGGAGACGGTAATAATTGAGTTCAGCATCTGCTGTAAGTCTTGGGCTTTCTCCATCGCCCATGCTGCTGGCTCCGGTCGTTGACTTTGCACAGGTGGCGGCGACTTGCAGGCGCTTACGACCAGCAGAAACATCAGCACGGAGGCTTTCGATAGTCGCGTTAGCATCAGCAAGCTCCTTTGTATATCTGGCGTCGAGTTCTGCTACGTCACGTTGACGCTTCTGCATATCAGCGATAGTGGATGCGGCTTTGTCGCGCTGCTCTTTGTAGGCGATGGCGTTATCACGGTAATGATTAACAGCCCATGACAGGCAGACGATGATGCAGATAACCAGAGCGGAGATAATCGCGGTTACTCTGCTCATACCTCAATCTCTCTGACCGTTCCGCCTGCTTCTTTGAATTTTGCAATCAGGCTGTCAGCCTTATGCTCGAACTGTCCATAACCAGCCCCGGGCAACGAAGCCCAGATATTGCTGCAACGGTCGATTGCCTGACGGATATCACCGCGATCAATCATCGGCAAAGCGCCACGCTCTTTAATCTGTTGCAGTGCCACAGCGTCCTGGCTTTTCGGAGAGAAGTCTTTCAGGCCAAGCTGCTTACGGTAGGCATCCCACCAACGGGAAAGAAGCTGGTAACGTCCGGCGGCTGTTGATTTGAGTTTGGGGTTTAGCGTGACAAGTTTGCGAGGGTGATCGGAGTAATCAGTGAATAGCTCTCCGCCTACAATGACGTCATAACCATGATTTCTGGTTTTCTGTCGTCCGTTATCAGTTCCCTCTGACCACGCCAGCATATCGAGGAACGCCTTACGTTGATTATTGATTTCCACCATCTTCTACTCCGGCTTTTTTAGCAGCGAAGCGTTTGATAAGCGAACCAATCGAGTCAGTACCGATGTAGCCGATGAACACGCTCGTTATATAAGCGAGATTGCTACTTAGTCCTGCGAAGTCGAGAAGGTCACGAATGAACCAGGCGATAATGGCGCACATCGTTGCGTCGATTACTGTTTTTGTAAACGCACCGCCATTATATCTGCCGCGAAGGTACGCCATTGCAAACGCAAGGATTGCCCCGATGCCTTGTTCCTTTGCCGCGAGAATGGCGGCTAACAGGTCATGTTTTTCTGGCATCTTCATGTCTTACCCCCAATAAGGGGATTTGCTCTATTTAATTAGGAATAAGGTCGATTACTGATAGAACAAATCCAGGCTACTGTGTTTAGTAATCAGATTTGTTCGTGACCGATATGCACGGGCAAAACGGCAGGAGGTTGTTAGCGCAACCTCTTGCCACCCGCTTTCACGAAGGTCATGTGTAGAAGGCCGCAGCGTAACTATCACTGATGAATTCAGGATAGCCAGTGGCTACGGCTCAGTTATGGTGCTGGTTAACGGACTTGAACCGCTACCCATTCGCTTACAAGGCGACTGCTCTACCATTGGAGCTAAACCAGCATGTTTGGCGGGACAGCGTGGACTCGAACCACGATAAGAAGGTTAACAGCCTTCCGTAATGACCTTTATACGACTGACCCAAATAAAAAAAGCCACCGTTGCAACTTAAGAGTCACTAACGGCAGCTTATGCGAATAGTGTTGCTCATTTGCTCAATGATGTCAACACGTTCTATGCTACATGTTTAATTTTCTCTACACGTTTCCGGTTTTTAAACGCACTATCCAGAACTGGGTAAATCATAAACAACGAAGCATTGAGGATTTCGTCAACTTCCCGGCGACAGGTTGCGAGCGATGGTTTTTGAATACGCCCGCCGCCCCGGCATAACATCTTGCGAGGTCTTGCGACACGATGATAGTAAGATGCAATGGCATGCTTGGAAGATCCATGAGCGTAGTAGCTGAGGAGGATGCCAAAGGCTTTCTTGTCAATGCACATGACGGAATCGACGACCTGAGAAATCAACATTCCATCATCATCATTACACATTGGCCTTGTCATAACTCTTCCCGGCTCTACGCTCTCCATGAACTTCGCTATTACGCTGCTCATGCGCTTTTCCAGACGACCTGAATAAACCCATGCGCCCCACAGTTCAAGCCAGCCATTCAGCCAATCGTGCTGTTCTTTGGTGAGGTTTATTTCTCTTATGCTCATCGTCTTCCCCTCTTGCCCTGTTTGACCATCAGGACGCCGTTAACTATTACGTGACGCTCGCCTTTGCTGTCTCGGTTGTACTTGAGCACTGTTCCTCTTGCGCAGGAAAGCATCCTCGCCACTTCGGTCTGATTGCCTCGTGTCTGGATAAGAAGCTCTGGTATCGTTTGAATTGTGGCGTTCATACGTTCTCCAGTTCGGTGATTTTTATTCCAAGCCGTCCGCCTGGTACTTTCACGCCACGAATTACGCGAATGTCATCGAATTGCTCGTCGTCTTCCGCAAATCCTGCGTGGATAAGGGAATCGAGTAAACCTTTCAGGATGTTATCGAGGTCGCGGCGGCGGGAGTCTGGAACGTCTGCGATTACTTTGATGCGGAGTCGTGATTTGGTGAAAATGTCTAACTTGAGTTGGCGGATGATTTGCTGAACGTCTTTTCGGTATTTCTGGCCTTTATCGCTGATGTAGTATTGGCTTCCCCGTCTTCGCCAGTAGGTGTTCACCGACGGCGGGTATGGAAGCACAAACTGATATTCGCTCATGACTTAATCTTCCCCTCCTTCAGCAGTATCGCCTGCGTCCTGATCACGCCTTCCAGGTGGTAAAGTCTGGCGTCTTTGTTGTCGAGGTTATGGGTGCGTCGGTCGATTTCATCGTGACACGCGCTACAAGCCCATGCGCCGATCAGGTCGTCAGGCTTCATTCCCGTTCCGCAAATTCCAGCCATCCGGTAATGTGCCAGAACTGTAGTTTCAGGATTGCCATTGCATATGCCGTAAATACGTACCTGGCATTCTCTGCCGCGCGCTTCTTTGCGTAGGTTAGCCATTATGGTTCACTCCAGTAATTCTCAATTGCAGCAGCCATTCTCTGCATCCACTCAGCCAGCTTTAACGCGGCTTCTCTTTCAGAACCACATTTAGGGAAATCCTTCATTTCCATGCTGGCCTTATATGTTCTGAATGCCAGGTCTCCGGTAATAATCAGCTCCTGATCAAGCACCGAGCGTTTATTCCGGTGTTGAACGTAATAGACAGATTCAGTCCGCATTTCTTCTCTGTCTTTTTTGAAGGAAATAAGCTCAGAGAAATCACTCATCGTCTTCTTCCTCGTACATTGAGCTATTCGGATCACTCATCAGTTCTGTACAGCAGTGCTCACACACGTGAACTTCCAGCACATGCAGCTTCTGACCGCAGTTAGCGCACGTTAAAGCTCGCTCGACGCTTTCTTTCTGGTATTGAAGGGATTGGGATGGGCTAAGCATTATTGGCGTACTGCATCATGAGAAAGACAATCATGGCGGCATGGAGAGGCGACTCACCGCAGAAGCAGTAGTCAGGAATATTTTCCCATTCCCAACAACCCTCCTCTAAATCACCTCCTGACCATGCGCACCATTCTTTTTCCGCTGTCATCCACATAGTGCTGATTTTGTTTTCAGTGATAATTGGCCACGCGTATTCAGGATTATTGCAAGGATTGAAGCAATTTCCGTTTGAAGCACGGAAGCCATTAATATCCCTTTTTTGCGTCTGCCAAATAGGTCCTCTTTCGTCAGTGGGGATCTCAGAATCGAAATCTGCTTCGTCATTAGGTATGAAGAAATGCTCCTCCATATCTAAAGCCTCACATACTCGCTTGTTAATTTCAAAATCACTTAACTGTGAATAATCCATTGTCATTTCCTCGCACGATGTCTTAGCCACCGGATATCCCACAGGTGAGCCGTGTAGTTGAAGGTTTTTACGTCAGATTCTTTTGGGATTGGCTTGCGTTTATTTCTGGAGCGCTTCGTTGGAAGGTATTTGCAGTTTTCACAGATTATGTCGGTGATACTTCGTCGCTGTCTCGCCACACGTCCTCCTTTTCCTGCGGTAGTGGTAACACCCCTGTTGGTGTTCTTTCACACCGGAGACACCATCGATTCCAGTAAGGTTGATTTGGTCGGAAGCGGTTATCTTCTTTGCATTCACCGCACCGATAACATCGCATCATGCTGCCCGGTCTCCCCATCGCGCTTTCCACTCCAGAGCCAGTCTCGCTTCGTCTGACCACTTAACGCCACGCTCTGTACCGAATGCCTGTATAAGCTCTAATAGCTCCGCAAATTCGCTTACACGCATCCTGCTGGTTGACTGGCCTATTACCACAAAGCCATTCCCGGCAAGGTTAGGAACAACGTCCTGCTGCTTTAATGCTGCTGTAAAAACGCACTTCCAGCTTTCCGCATCCAGCCAGCGACCATGCCATTCAACCTGACGAGAGACGTCACCAAGGCAAGCCCAAAGCTTTCGGTTTTGGTCTAAGCTGCGGTTGCGTTCCTGAATGGTTACTACGATTGGTTTGGTTGGGTCTGGAAGAATTTGCTGTACTGCGTGAATAGCGTTTTGCTGATGTGCCGGAGATCGAATTTCAAAGGTTAGCTTTTTCATGACTTCCCTCTCCCCCAAATAAAAAGGCCTGCGATTACCAGCAGGCCTGTTACAAGCTCAGTGATGTAGATGGTCATTCCTTCATCTCCCTTTCCATTTCATCAATGTCAACGTCATCAGGAAGATGGGAGCAATACGCCGCTATACCATGATGATTTATCTCATACCCTTTGAACGTTACCATCTGGCGCGTAATCTCAACTTCGTTCAGGAATCCGTCATCGCATAACTGCCTGGCTATTTTCGATTTGGTCTGGATTATTGGTAGTGCCTGTTCTTTCAAAGCGCATGATATTTGTGCATCCCATGCCTTTTCGAGAATGGCTAATTGTTTTTTATTCATTGCCTTACCTCCATAAGCGCCCTATTAATAAACGCCGTCATTGGATTTGCACATCCCCACCCCGTACCATCTGGATTTCTTTTAATTGGCTCCTTCTTCACTTTGCGTTTTGCATAAATAACCGTCTTCCACTTACGCTCAACAACACTCAAATGCCCTTGTTTCACCATATGCCTTGCTGCTTGAGCGATTCTGTTATTTGGTATTCCGGTAATCAGAGCTAATTCATGTGGGGAGAATTGTTCATGAGTTTTCAGATATTCCAGGATGATTTCTTTTCCAGTCACGATCTGCTCCTGTAACTATCCCATGTAAACGCAAGAGTGCACCCTCCGCCATCATTCATCCTGTCAATAACACGCTCACCAATGAATGCCGAAAGTTCATCTTTGCTCTGATTACTAATCAGGATTGTTGGCTTCATGTATTCATATCTGGTGTTGATAATTTCGAACATGATTAGCTTTTCAGCATCACTGCCGAACTGCACGCCAACCTCATCGATTATTAACAAGTCAGGATGCGTAAATTGCCTAATGACTTCTTCTTCAGTTCTGGTTGCGGCCTTAGACCATGTTGATTTGTACTCTCTGGCAATTTTCAACGCAGTGGTAAATATCACAGAGCTTTGATGCTCGATAATGGCGTGCCTAGCGATAGCCAGTGCAAGGTGGTTCTTTCCAGTTCCAGGCTTACCACACATGACCAGTCCGCCACCTTTTTGAAGGCGTTCAGGCCACTTACTGGCATATGCCTGGCATACCTTAAGAACTCGCTTTGCATCATCGTTAACAGGCTCATAATTCTGAAGAGTGCAATTTTTGAACCTCTCTGGAATATTGAGAGAATTCAACAAATATTCAATTTTTGATTGTCTTGCTCTTTGTTCTGCCTGCTCACGTTCAATCTCTTTCTTACGAATTTTCTCCTCAAGGCACTGTGGGCACTCAGATTTACTTGAAGTAATTCTTTTTCCTGAGATGGTCAGATATTTCTCATAGGAAGTATATTTACCGTGTTTCTCGCACTCTTCCACTGTGCTGGTAACTGACATTCCATCTGATACTGATCCAATTTTGCTAAACTCAAGTTTCTGTTTCAGATCAGAAATGTCATTGATTTTTGAGTCTACAAGTTGCCTTTGCAGTGCCAGATTGTAACCATTTGTCGTATTCATATTCACTCCTGCGCCCATGAAGGCATTTCAGTTTGCCCGTAATCTTTGGCGGCAAAGTTTTCCTGCATAGCTCGCTGCTGCGGCCTAGGTTGAGATTTCCCCTTTGGAGTCTTGGGTTCAAAAATCCCCTGCCAACCACTGGCGATGCTCTGGTTTATAATTTCTTCAGGTGTATATCCCTTCTCCAGACTTCTGCTTAGAACGTTGATAGCCTGAGTGACGCTTTGCTTAGACTTGATCGACTTACCTATCTCCTTGCGATAGGTAACCCACGACAACCATGTTTCTGCCGATAACCAATCAGGCAACTCTGTTTCTAGCGGGTCGAACTTCTGAGAAATTTTTTTGGGGGATATAGGGGGTTTATTAATATTTTCTTTTGTCTTTAAAGAATGTCTTTTGTGTGTCTCTAAGGAAGGTGCGAACAAGTTCCTGATATGAGATCATCATATTCATCCCGAGCGCATCCCAGAGGGACATCATGAGCCATCAACTCACCTTCGCCGATAGTGAA